GAATTTGTTCCACTTGCGAGCACCGATAGGCGACGTACCGAAGCGGGACCGACACGCGTCCATTATTTGAAACCATCGTGGGGGCAAAAGCTCCCGGACGACTTCAGAACTAATGGAATCAGAAGCAGAGCTAAAATCTACAGTAGAAAGGCCTGAATCCCGAAGGGATCCCAGCCTCGACCACTCTTGATTTATGCTCTGATCCTGTAAGTCGATTCCCGATCGATTAAGTCGACGACGGATCATACTGCCGATTGCTTTTTGAAACCAGAGGTTGATTCCTGGCTCAATTGCAATCACGCGATCCGTCTTCGAGTTCTTCGACACAGTGACTATTGAGTTCCCAACCTCAAAGATATGCCAGTTCTCTCCGTAATTACGGGATAAGCTGTCAGACCAAGAGGGGTAAGCGACTGGAAACCAATCGCATACGAGGGCGTACAAGTCGCGCGTTATTCCACGTTCTTCGTGGAACTTATTGATGGCCGAGACACACTCACCTTTTATCAAGGTGGAAGTGCCTGGTCCCCAATTGGCTTCATCCACAAACTCATCTCCACTGTAGTCGCCCAGAATTCCGGCGATTTTACGCTTAGTTGCATTAAGCAACCAAACGTTAGCTCCGTTGTATAGCGGATCTAACGCAGGGTTCTTAAAGCGACTATTAGTCTCGGCACAGAGAGATTCGAATTCTTCGAATTTCTCCATTGCGACGGCTGTCTTGTCGAACGAAGTCTTAAGAAACTTCGCCTTCGAGAGGAAACTTGTCGCAATGTAGTCGAGTCGGAAACGGAAAGGATTATTCACATAATCCGATGCGTTACACTCTAGTGACGTTAGCTGATCGTGCTCTTTACTCTTGTAAAGAATCCAAACTGTTAACGCCCTTGGAGTATCCAAGGAGGAGAGAAAGCGGTGAACTGCAACATCAGTGACTGATGGAGGTACGCGAAAAGCCCGAGCTTCTTGAAGAATATCGGAGCTACGTCTCTTAATAGATGACATAGTAAGTCCTTTGGGTTTGTGGTCAGAAGACCGCCAGGCCGCGAATTAGTAAACTGATTCGAAGTTCTGGATTGCTGGTGGGATCACGTTGACGTTTGCGAAGAAATTCTTCACATACGCCAGGAGATCGTTCCGTTGAGCGAGAGTACTACGCTCAGGCAAAACAAACTCGCCGTTAAAAATCAGATCAAAAGCCTTGGTCGGGGCTGGCTGAATGCCAGTCGCGGTCGAAGGCGAGGTCTGTTCCAACACGGGGACTGTCACTTTCGTTACGACACGGTAGCTTCGCGAGCCCTTTTTCGAAGGGCGCTTGATGCTTTCCGTAATCGAAGGCATACCGATAGCAATACCACCGCTACGGTCTACCCAACGTGCCACTCCATTCGGATCGATGTTGTCCGGGGAGAAAGTGTGATTTGCCGGCGTGCCCTGGCCGTCGGCAATGGTCAATGCAGCAATTGCTGTCATAGGTGTTTACTTCCGAAAAAGTTGAGTTAAAAGAGCAATGGCGTTTGCAGCGTGAGCCAGACTCAATGGATTCTTGAAACGAGGCATAGACGGCTCAGGGAACCCCAATAAAGGGGCTCTCTTAGTGTGTATGATCTCGTTGCTCGAAATCTTCATTGAATCGATTTTCACGCCAGAATTGTCAATGCCTTGAATCGTGACTGTTTGTATGGCGTAGGACTTGACAAAGTAAGACTCGTAACCGGAATAAAAGACGACACCATTGGTGGCGTCAAGACTTCCGATAAACTGTCCTACAGGCAAGAACCAGTCGACAACAAACGACCACGGCATAAGCTCCCACGCAACTAACAACGGATTAGATATTCCTAATTGTGCTAGTGTACGGCGGGTAGAGTCACCTTTAGCATACGTCGCAGATTGGACGTAGCTCATGGAGAGATTACCAGAGACGACAGTAGTAGTGATGACTTTTCCGTCAACAAACACTGTCTTCTTAGACAAATCCACGACTTTACGAGCTTTCGCACGCTTGGTATCATACATTACGCGATTTTCGTTCTGTGCAAGTTGTTCACAAGCACCGAACACGTCGCCTAACAATGGTTTCCAACCGTACTGGAGCTCTAGCCATGCTCTAGAGGCGGCCTTCCCAGGTCGCACCGGAAAGTCACGTTTGTACCGGCTAGCAGCCCTTTTTGGAGCGTCTACGCCGATGGCACGAGCCGCAGAGGCGATATCGCCCTTGCGAAGAGATCTAATGCAGGATGCAATCCTAATCGCTGTATCACCGATTAGTCTGGCAGTCTGCTTTCGTTCTCCCATAGCTTGCGCCACGTTGACCGTCTGACTTTTTACTTTCTCAAGAAGTGCATTACCTGAGATAGCGCGAAGATCAGCCTTTTCCGTGTCGGACATCGTACGAAATGTACCGATGTTCGAGGGTCCGAAACATCCTGCTTGATACTCAGAGATCCACCCATAGGTGTTGCGATCACTTTGTGAGCGGGAGTTCCGATAACCCATTTGCCCCATTTCCGTTGTTTTCTTATATTCGAACGCTGTCGGCAAAAGCCGGAACGTTCGTCTAGCAGACCGGAAATTAGGCGTATTACCCCCGAGACGATACACGTTTAAAGTCAAACTGGCATTCGTCGTGATAGTGGGCGGGTCTGCGGTCGGATAAGAGTTGGCACCGCCAGTCTTATTCGATTCGCTACCGATCATTAACGACGTATACTGATAGGTTGTCTTGTTAACGTTTGACGTCATAGGGTACTCCGATAGGGTGGATAGCCCTATCGGGCCGAAGCCACATTCCAGAGAACCGGAATGCGAGTATGCAGCAGGCCCACTGTACTACGTACAGCCGGCTACTACCGAGACCCCAACTACTGACGAGGGGGAGGAGAGTAAAGCAGTTCATGCATTAAGCGTTTGCTTAGGGCAAGTTCAGCTTCGTCAGCGGCAGCGAAGTCTACAGACGCCCAGGGATTTGACTCCCCAAGGCGCTCCGTGAGCAACAGTGCCATTGACAGACATTGAGCGAGAAGCAAAGCTTTCTTATCAATAGTCATATAAACCTCCTTTTCGTTAAGTTAAGGGTCTCAAACAAAGAAACTTCCTTCGTTATGCCTATCTCATAGGAGGGCAGACTACCTGATCATACTCTTGTATTGCCGCCACTACAACAACGGATTTCCCGGTGTTGAGATTGTGGTAAGCAAATACAGGACGAGCCAGGATCGTCTTCCTCTGAAACAGATGGGCATTGGCAATTTCCAGATGGATCTTGTCACACCACTCATCGAAGTCGCACAATACTTGCTCTTCCGACGGTGTCATCAACTTACTGTTTGCCTCGAGAGAGACAATCAGGGCCGAGACTATATCACGCTTAGTGAGGTAGTCCAGGCTATGGGCAGAGACCAAAAAGGTCGAGTCCAGGGTGACACTGGTAGAAAAGTTACGCATTGTGAGGCTCCTTAGAGTGGTAAACGGAG